ACAATATTAATATATCCACGATTAGATTTCATATCCCAAAGTAAAGTATAGTTATTTTTCAGAGTTGTGTACTGGGGAACAATTTGTTTGAGTGGTCCCTTTTTAGATTGTTTTACCGACAAATATCCACGAGGAGGTTCAATACCATTTGTTGCGTTTGATGTTACGCTACTACTTTCTGAGGGCATCTGAGCAGATAATGTGGAGTGTCTCAATCCATATTGAGATATGGATGCTCGCAGTGCTTCCCAGTCGTGTTGAAGGGGAATGTTACCAATCTCATCTACATCTTTTTTATAAGTATCAATCGGAAGAATTCCATCAGAATATTTGGTGCGTCCGAAGTATTCACAATATCCTTTTTCTTGAGCAATCTTATTAGATGCCTTAAGAAGAAAATATTGAAATGATTCCGAAAGTCCGTGAACTGCATCCCATGCCTCTTGTGAATCATAAGAAAATCCAAGTTTGGCAAGATAATGTGCAAGACCAATAAATCCCACACCTAATGCTCTACGACGTTTTGTAAAGTTTTCTGCTGCCTTGACTGGATAATGTTGATAATCAATCAGTTCTTCAAGTCCTCTAACAACAAGGTCACAGAGTTCTTCAAGTTCTTCATCTGATTTGATTTTACCAACATTCAATGCACTCAAAATGCAAGTTGCGATTTCTTCTGGTCCATCGTCATCAATATGCTGAAACGGTATTGTTGGAAGTGTGATTTCCATACAATTATGAACCAAAATATCATTTGCAAAGAAATTGTGAGTTCCTTCTACAGTTATATCATAAACTGGTATTTCTTCTTCAAGATATTCAATCTTTAACATTTTTTTCTCCTGTTTTGTTCTAAAAGTTTTCTAGCAAGTTGTCTTTGAGATTCGTCCCTGTAATAAGGATTATACACCAATTCAGTTTTTTCTTCAATAAATTTATAATAGTTTTGGTGGTTTCCTTCAAATCTATTTTTGGAAAAACTTTTGGGAAATTTTACACCTAATTCATTAATAGCAAAATCAACTATTCTTTTTCTTCCAGCAATAAACCCATATTTTTTAGCAAACTTTACTCCAATTTCTATAAGTTGCTCGTCAGTATAACCAGAATGATTTGGATTACCGGAACCAGTATTTCTAATTATAACACCATTTCTCCACTCATCCTGGACCTCTTGAGAGCATCTTGGGAGCATCCAACCACCCGTTCCACCTGAAGTGGCATTATATCCTTTTTTAGTATCACTTTCAAAAAGGTTAATAAAATGAGATTCTTTTTCGTTGATAAGATTTTCATCTTCTGTTTGATAAGTTTCAATCACAGATAAGTCCCAACAATCTTCACCATATTTTCTAATAGCAGAATGAAATCTAAATTTAGAACCATTTTTTGCCGATGATAAATGACGATGCCAACGATGTTCCAAAGAATATTCAGTTTTTCCTATGTAAGGTTTTCCGTTTTTTGTATTGGTGATTTTATACACAATATATGTTTTCATAATAGGAAGTGTAATCTCATAACTATTTATAAGATATAGACATTACACTCCCTATCAATTAATTACCAACTCATCAGTTTCAGTTAGGTCTTTTGCCAGTACATATCCACGATTTTTCGTAAATACTTTGTGTTCTGGTGTGACTACAATACTTTTACCACTTTCTTCATCAGTAATTTTCATTACCTTTGCTTTTGGTGATGTTTCTGCAAATGCAGTTATTGGTGCCCATTTATTCTCACCAGTTTCAATGTCATATGAAAGAACTTCAAGATTTTTGATAAACATATTATTTAAAAATTCATCCAAATCTTTAATTTTAATTTCAGTCATTTTATCATTACAATCACCGACAATAGTATTGTCCGAATAATCATCAAGATTATGTTTGATCCAAATCAAAGTGTTTCCGGAAACACAAAGATTACTCATATTGACCGTATCCTTAAAGGAACTATGAGAATTGCAGTGGTCAATATTCATAATATAAATACGACCGGTTTCTGCTCTTTCTTTGAGAAGATTGAGAATAAGTTCTTGTGCTTTTATTGTTTTCTTCGGAATAGATTGGTTATTTTCATACTCAATGTATAGAGAGTCAAACTTGTCTGTTCCGAAAGAATCATATAGTCCAGGTACATCGTGCGGGGAGAAAAGCGTAATCTCACCATCTTGAATAAATCTTTCATAAAATAACTTACTCAATTGAATACCATAATCTAGTTTACGAACACGATTATCTTCTGTCCCTTTGTTATTTTTAAGAACTAATATATCTTCTATTTCCTGATGCCATATTGGAAAAAATATTGTCGAACTCCCACCTCGAATTCCATTTTGAGTACAACACCTAACAGTTGATTCAAACTTTTTGAGGAAAGGGATAACACCTGTATGAGAAACTTCTCCTCCTCTAATCTTACTGTTGATGCCACGAATGCGACCTGCATTGATACCTATACCAGCCCTTTGTGATACATACCTGCCAATAGCCATATCACTGCTAAAGATGCTATCTAGGGTGTCATCAACATCAACCAGAACACAAGATGCAAATTGACGAAGTGGGGTTCTGACCCCTGCCATAATGGGGGTTGGAATGTTGATTCGGTGTCTTGAGATTGCATTATAGTATTTACGGATGTAATCTAAACGAGTCTCTTTTGGATATTTAGAGAAGATTGTTGCCGCAATCATCATATACATAAACTGCGGAGTTTCATATACCTTTGAATTGCTGCGATCTTGTACCAAATACTTATCAACTACCTGACGGAGACCGGCATAAGTAAATAGATAATCTCTACTATGTTTAATAAAAGAACCAAGACGATTGAGTTCTTCTTCTGTATATAATGATAAAATTTCAGAATCATAAACTCCAAGATTTACACAAGACTGAATATGTGTAAGAAACTCTGGATGTTCTTGCATTTTTCCGTAAAGTGATTTACGAACAGAGAATAAAAGCAATCGTGCCGCAACAAACTGATAGTTTGGATTATCCAAATCTATCAAATCTGATGCGGAACGAATTAAAATCTCTTGTATTTCGGCAGTCGTAATTCCATCATAAAACTGAATTCCTGATTGTATTTCTACTTGAGATGCAGAAACACCTGCAAGGTCTCTACATGCTTCTTCAACCATGATATGAAGTTTGTCGAGATCAAGATGTTCAATCTTGCCACCTCTTTTGATAACATTTGTATTGTTGCTCATACTCGTTTCCATCCGATAAGTTTTGCCTTTGCTTCTAATCCCATAAAAGTATTCCCCTTTATGATTTTTTCTACATCAAGTCCTTCTAATATCATATCATTAATATCCTTATATTTCAAGTCTTGTGGCCAAATCACCACGGGAAATTTCATATCAATTGTCTTTTCGACTCTTGCTATCATTTCTTTATTTCTTTTTTCATTATCATAAACAAATACGAATTCAACATCATAATTTTGAATAAAAAACATATAATCCATATCAGCACCAACCATAGCAATAGCATTATTCAAAAACATACTATCAAAAGGTCCTTCAACAATATAAACTGTTCTATTCCAATCAATTGTATCCCAACCAAATACTTTTGGTTGATGTTCATCCAAAATAATTGTAATGTATTTGACCTTTGATGATTTACTTAAACTTCTACCTTGATATCCAAAGATTTCACCATCCTTTATTAAAGGAATAATAATTCTAGGTTCATCATATTGAACTGAGTTAAAGGTCTGTTTTTGTGTATTTGTCCATTCTTTAAATTTTTCACAATAATACAGTTCACGTAGAAATTTTTCTGGTATTTGTCTTTTTTCTAAATATGCTCTTGCTGGATGTTCTGTATTTAGTTCTGCTATAGTTTGAAGATTTAGACTTTTTTTCTTGAACGAAGGTTTTTCAAACTTAATATCTGGTTCTGGAGTATTTGATCTTTTTCCAGTCAAACCACTCTTATACCTTTCCATCACATACTGATCATAAAGAACAGTATCAATATCTTTTAAAAAATTAGTAAAAGTTCGTGATACGCCACAGTTATGACACTTAAAGTTATAATCATTCTTTATTTGATATAAGTATCCACGAGCTTTGCTCTTTTGTTTTTCAGAGTCACCGCAATAGTTACAACGGAAATTATATAAACCTGATTTTTTCTTTGTAAATTTTTGAAGCCTGGATGAAACTAATGAAATGTATTTTTCATCAATAAAACTCATTTTGTAATATTTTCGGGAGATGGAACATATCTGTGCTCCATCTTAATGCCCATTTCACTTGGTGTCAAGAGACCAGAAGCTAGTGTAGAAATTGCACCAGCAATTACAGCAGCAAATAATCCAACACCAACAGTCATCCATTTAATTTTTTTTATTTCTTCAACTTTTTTATCAATAGTATCCATCCTATCGTGACTTTTTTCTACAATTTCATCAATTCTATCACTCAAATCTACATCTTCTGCTTCTACTGTTTTTTTGAGATCATCAATCATTTTAATGATCACTTCGTCAGATCTTATGCCTTGCTCTAACCTTTCTTCATGTATTGCAAGCATTTTAGAAATGCCTTGACTTGTTTCGCTAATGGCAAAAATTGCATCTTCGATTTTTCTCATCATCTGCTCATAAATAGAAACTTTTTCTTCAAGGACTGCAACTTTAGTGTCAGTCGATGCTCCTTGGTTAAACATTTTTCTTTCTCCTAAAAATGTCTTTGTATAAAAATGGTAATCTTTTATATTTTTTTTTTCTTAAATCAACTGGTGGTTGATCTGGTGGTAAACCTGCAATATTTTCACTAGATGCATTATTAGTTGGAACTCCAGCTGCTGCAATTCCTTCTTCACGAAGATTACGAATAATTTCAATAATTTTTAAAAGATTTTCTTCTTGCATTAGATTTGATTTAATGTTTTGAGACATTCAATATCAATTGGAATATCGTGTATTGTAGATTTTGGGTATTCAGGTAATCTTCCCAAATACATAACAAACGTTTTTAAAACACCCCAAAGGTCTTTATTGATTTTATAAAACAATAAAGGTGTTGTAGCTTCACCAAATACATTATAAAGAACCATGAAATGATTAATAATCAAATGATTATTCAATTCGCCAGTATTCTTATATTTGTTTAAAAGTCGTTTAATCCATTTAAATCTTTTCATATCCTCAAAAAAATCCTCTTGCGTAACTGCTTGAGGATTTTCATAATGTTTAATTGCAAAGATTATATAATTCTCTTCATTCAATTCATCAAATTTCATGTTGTATATTATTTAACTGTTAATGTAGTTGTTCCAAGACCAACAGCAGTTACTCCATCTTTCTGTACAGAAAGATAAGTTCCAGCACCACCTACTTGACGAATAAGATCAGAAGTAAATGAACTTACAATACCAATGCCAGTTGCACCATCAGTACCAACACCAATAAATCCTCTGCTCATATCAATAAACATCTTTGTAGCATTTGTTCTTGTGCTGAATGTAACTCCAAGTCCTGCAGTAATTGTTGAAGCAATTGTACTTGCTGTTCCAATTTGAACAGAAGTAGTTCCAACAGCAACAACAGAAACATTTGTAAGTTTACCTGCTACGGTAAGGGAACTTCCAATAGAAACACCCGTTACTGAGTCAACAAAGATATTAGTTCCACCAATCGCAACAGTTTGTCCTGCTGTAGTTACTGATGTTGTGAATGGAACGTTTGCAGTCAAAACAGTACTTGGTGTAGTAAAGGCAAATGCTATTCTGTTGGTGATTTGTCCGTTGTAATTTGTAAAAGCAGTTAATCCTCTGTCATTTACATAATTAACAACTGCTACTCCAGGTGAAACTGATGCTGCTGTTGCAACAATTGCAGTGCTTTCATTTACATTATTAGCATCAAAGGTACGAATTCTAACTGTTGCTCCGGCAGAAACATAAACCAATTCATTATAAACAAGATGAACGTATCCAGTAGTATTAG